TCTCCTGCACCTGCTATAGGTGTAAATGCTTTTGGTGATGGTGCTGCAGTTGCAAATTCACCAGCATCTGTTGGAGTAGGCGCTTTGGCTGCTGGTCCTGCTGGATTACCACCATCTCGTGGTCCTGCTGCTTTAGCCATTGCTGCTCTTGTATTTTTACCCATAATACCATCTGCTTTGATATCAAAACCTTGTGCTTGCAATTTCTTTTGCAGTGCCATTGTTTTATCAAAGTCTTTAGTGTTTGCTGCAGTTGCTTTTACTTTTTTTCTAGGAGCGGCTGCTGCTGGTCTAGGCTTTGGCATTGGTACCGCTGCTTTAGCTGCTGCATCTGCTGGACCATCAATGCCTGCTCGTGCCGCTGGATTAGGTTTTGGAGCAGCTCTTGGAGCAGTAGCATCACCGCCTAATGCTGCGCCAGCCATTGCGCTTGCTGGTCCGTCTACGCCTGCAAGTTTAGCTGCATTTGCTCTAGTAGGGCCTCCTACAGGACCTGTACGTTTGACAGGTGCTGGCGTTGCTGGCTTTAATGCTGCCGGTCCGTCTTGTCTGCCTACACCAGTACCGCCTAATTTTGGTTTAGGTGCTGCACTTGCGGCGCCATCAATGCCTGCTTGTGCCGCTTTAATGTTTTTTGCACTCTGCTTAGGATCTGACGAGCCTTGTTTACCAGGAGTTGTAACTGCTTTGACCATATCACCAAAACTGTTATATGCTACATTTCCTCCTGGAGGTGCTTCATTTACAATGTTTTTTAGTGCATCAATTGCATTATACAGATCTTTCATTAGTCTTCCTTTTTAGCAAACTCATATTTGCGTGTCTCTAAACTCTTAAGCATGCTACCATTGTATTCATCACCAAAATTATCTTTGGCATTATTTGAATCTTCATAGTCGCTTTCTAACTTTGCAGTATACTCTTCGCCTTCTTCTTTAAGTGCTTCTTCGCGAGCAATCTCTTCAGGATGTTCACTGTTAATAACCACTAAGTGACTTGCAGGTACACCAACTGTTTGACTGATATATTCATATAGTTGATGTGCAGTTACAGGATAACTTAGTTCAGCGTCCATGATAAACACTTCAGCATTTTGAAGTGTCTGAAAATCCATTGGATGTTCCTGTATAGGAGTTTTCTTTGGCTTGCTGATACTTTTCATATCATATTTTTCTAATGCTGCTTCTAGTGCGTCCATACGTTCTTCATCGCACTTCTCAGCCATTTTAATGCGAAACTTATATGTTTGTTCGCTTTCTACAAGATAACTCTTAAAACTTTTCATTGTGGTATTCCTCAATTATATAGTGTATTTATTACTTTTCTGGATTATTCCTACCAAGGATTTCCATTAATAGTTGGTTACGATCCACTGCTTGCCCATCACCATCTTCAACTTCTTCGCCATTGGCTTTTGCTTCTTTAGCAAGTCTAGCATCTAATGTTGCTTTTTTTAGTTGTAAGTCAACCATGCGTAGTTTTTTGTTGATCTTTGCACTCTTTGCACTCAATGCTGTATCCAACATACGGCTTGCATTACTAAAGATTTCACCACTAAAACGTGCTTCTACATTCATACCAAGATCCATTAAGTCTTTAAATGTATCCTGTGCAAGTAGTGCAATATCATCCATTTCTTTATCACTAGTATCAAGTTCACGTACACTAGGCAATGCAGCATCAATCTTATCTACGTTACTCAATGCTGTTTGTAGTTGAGGGATGTCATCTGCTGTAACTGCTTCTACAACTGTGCTATTTTCTTCTGCTGTGATGTCTATTTCATTTGTAGGTGCAACATCAAACAATTCTTCTAATTTCTTGGTCATACTAATAGTTATCCTTAGCGTTTGCCGTTGTGGAAAATATCATCTTCTGTGACTACTCTAAAACGCAAACCTTTATGCTTTGCCCACTTTGCAGCGGCTTCCCATTTAGCGTGGTTGATAGCAATAGCAAGTTTTTCTTTTTCGCGAGTTTTTTCCGTAAGCATGGTCTGTGCTTTGGGCTTTATCTCTATAAGTTCAGCATGCTTGTTACCGCGCTTGTCTTGATATACTACAACAAAGTCTGGTACATATACTGTACCTTTGCCTGTTAGTGGATTACGATAAGGAATTGTAATTGCTTCACTTGCCCAACTTATTACACTTGGATTATTGTCACAAAAACGCATAAATGCATGTTCCCATCCACTGCGATAGCGAGGCTCTTTGTTGCCACTGTACTTTGCTGTATTTGTTATTGTGTATATGCCATTAGCATATTTGTTACGACTAAACATTTACGCCTCCACTTGGCGTGCTGTATTCTCATTCGGGGTAATGTTTGCTTCGTAGCCCAGCAAACTTCTGCCACTGCGACTCATGTTTAAAAATGTTGGGATAGCACTTTTTAAATCTGTAGTTGTTTCAAACTGTGCAATAATATCTAATATAAACAAGTCTAGTTCATTTGCTGCTTGTACAACTGCGGCAGTAAGCGCCGCGGCAGCTTGTTCGTTGTTAGTTCTTGCTACAAAAAAACTTTTTGCTGCTTCATATTCTTGATCTGTCATCTTAATAGGAACAGTAAAATAGTTAGTGAAATAATCTTGTACACGTTGGTCAAAATTATCTGCTGGATTTACTATTGGTAGATTTGTTTCTTGTGCCATTATAGATTACCTAGTCTTACTCTTTCACTGTAATATTGTTGCAATTCTTTACTTAGGTTAGGATCTTGTAAACGTTTCTTTGCATGATCAACTGATAACCGTCTTGAATTTACAGTCTCACTCGTTTTGGTGTAAGTTGTTACATCGCTTATTTTATTAGGTGCACCGATAGTACCTGTTGAGTTTGGTATAGTATTAGCATATCCAACATTTTCTACTTGTGTATTTGATGTTGTGCTTGTAAATAGCGGAGTTCCTATACTTTGTCCCTGACTACTAATACTGTCATTTGTTCCGTAGTTAGTTTGATTGTTAACTACTATACTTGTAATATCGTTTACATCAAGATCTTTTATAGATGCCTTGCCAATAAACGGTACTAGTATATTACTTGTAGGTTTTTGACCAGACAATACGTTACTTGCAACTTTTCCTAATGCTGTATTAAGCACACTTCCAAATGTTAAGTCAGACAAGTTATCAAACAATATGCCTTGATTGTTAATAGTGCCTAAATTATTGCCATTGAATAAGTCTGTTGGACGTTGTCCATTGGTATTAACAAGTTGTCCATTAATAAATGCTTGTCCGAATTGTTCTCCATTACTTAGATCACTAGTTTCAACATCGTAGTGCAGTTCGCCAAAGCCTGTAGGTGCTGTATCGTTTACATATCCGCTTGCATACTTTACAGTTTCATAAGCAAGTGACATACTATGTTGCATTAATCCACCATTTGCATAAGCATGGTTATCATGATTAAAACTTGTAATAATAGGATTGATTAGTGTGTACTCTGCAAACTTGTGGTTATGCATGCTGTAGATTTTAATGGCTTTAAAGAAACGTTTATTGCCGTTTTGCATGCCCCACTGTTGCTGTGTTCTATTTGCATATCTATCCTGTGTGTTATAACTGTTGCTGTCTAAACTATAACTTGGATCTTTACTGTAAAATGCATAATACTTATGCCAAAGATTTCGTATAAGTTCTTTTACATCATCATGAAATGCTACATTTACTGGATTGTAACTAATCTTATGATGTGTTTGTACTTGTCTATTATACTGATTATGTGTTTGTACATCAATGCTGTATGATGGCAGATCTATGCTTTTAACAAGAATGGGCATCTCAAGTTTTTCGACTGTGTTAAACAGACCTTGTGCTTCTGCAGTAAATTCAAATACTACATGAAAGAGATTGCCGTGTCTAGGCTGTAACTCGTAGTTATTGTCAACAAAAGTGCGCGACGCATGTTTATAGTCGCGCATTGTTTCGCCTTGCTGTAAGGGTGATAGTAGTGGGTTTACACTAGCCATATGGAATAACTCCTATTAGCCAGTAATAGTTTGACCTAGTGTTCTCGTTACCGCTGAACCAACGCCGTCACCTAATGGTGATTGTACAGCATTGTCAAATCTAATACTCATTGCAACCGTTGCAGGTTCCTGACTTGCATAGTTAAGATCACCATAGTTAATGTTCTGAATAAAGCAGCCGTATAATTCCCATGTCTCAAGTACACTTGGTGCGTTTGCACCGTTGCCGCCGTCTAGAATTTCAAAGCGTGTAATGAACTTGTAGTCAATGCCTGAACTAGCACTGCTCTGTTCCATCATATCGAACTGCTTCTGTACTTGCTCTCCGCATAATTTTGTTACGCCGCCATTGACATCGTCACGTAGATTAACTGTAACCAAATCCCATGCATGTTTTCCAACCAAGTACACTCTACTATTGTAGACAGGAATTTCAAATTCTTCAAATGTTACACTAGGGCGTGTAATATCCATAACCTGCTTTGTCATCTCTGTACGTGGACTACTAATACCAAAGTTCTCAAATGATGCACGAAAGCGGTATTTAAGTTTTGGCATAAGCAAGCCTTGACTTGCTGCACTCTGGTCACCGTCTAACGGCACTGTAAACTTTGTTAATGATGAAACTGACATTTGTTTCGCTCCTAATTAATTATAAAAGTATTTATCTAATTCCAGTCATAAAAAATGAGGGGTATTTCTACCCCCCATTTATTTTATTTTTATTTA